CATAACTATGGACAACCACCCGGCGGAAAGGTAGAGATAAATCGTCCACCAAGCGGAGGAATGCAAAGGCCAGGTGTGCCACCAGCACCTACATCAACACCAGAACCTGAGTTTAACCAGGTAATTGACGGGGATTATAGACCTTGGAACATGCCCATGCCAGAACCTGAGTTTAACCAGGTAATTGACGGGCCATATAGACCTGCCTGGGAAGCCGTATGGGGCGGGGAAAACGAAGGTTTCCTATCGGGATTTGCTCAATGGTTTAAGGATTTGAGATCAAACAAGTAAACTTGTTTAATTTTATTGTTTAGAGGGGATAATGCCACGCAAAGACCCTAAAAGCATTACTGACTGGGCAACAAGCGATACGGGGTTTATTATCGCTGATGCAAAAAAGAAGAAAGGCAGGCTAATGCCAGGCCCGGTACAGCTAATGCCACACCAGAAAAAGATATTAAAACACATATTCAAGAAGGATAGGTCTGGTCGTTTCCCTTACGATGTAGTGGTCTGGTCCTGCCCCAAGAAGAGTGGTAAGACCATGATGGGTGCATTAGTAGGTGAATGGTTCGCATTGACCCAGGAAGCACCTAATGAGATATATGTCATAGCTAATGACCTAGAACAGGCCCAAAGCCGTGTATTTGATAAGATTCGCTACTCTATTCAGAAGAATGCTTCACTAAAGAGTGTAAAGCTTACTAATCGAGAGATAAGGTTTGAGAAGACAGGTACACGTATTATTGCTTTATCTAACGACTACGCATCCGCCGCAGGCTCAAATCACGGGTTAACCCTCTGGGATGAGCTCTGGGCCTACACATCTACGGCAATGCAGAGGCTATGGGATGAATTAACCCCAGTACCTACCCGTGTGAACTCCATGCGCTTTATTACCACCTACGCAGGGTTTGAAGGGCAATCCGAGACATTGTTCGATCTTTACCATAAAGGAGTGGGCAAAGAGGAGTTTACCGAAGGTATGGGCGAAAGAATACCCGAACTGGGTGATATACCTTGCTATAAGAATGGTAGGCTGTTTGTTTACTGGGACCATGAGTTACGGAAACACCCGGGTTTGTCAGTAACATCACAAGAGTATCATGATGAGCAAAGGCTACAATTGCGCCCGGCAGCTTTTTTACGTTTACATGAAAATCGTTGGACATCTGATGAAGAGATGTTTATCCCCCCGGAGCGGTGGGATGCTTGTGTAGATCACGACCATACTCCTATGTTAGCCGATGAAGGTAAGTCTTTGTGGATACATGTTGATGCTTCTGTCAAAAGGGACAGTAGTGCGGCAGTAGCCACGTATTATGACCGGGATACCCGTAAAGTGGTCCTGGCGATGCATCGGATATGGCAACCAACCCCGGACGCACCACTAGATCTTGAAGAAACCATTGAGAAGTATCTGATCGAGTTATGGGCGCGATACCGGGTAAGTGGTATTTCTTATGACCCTTTTCAGTTCCACCGCTCCGCCACTACTTTAGCCAAGCGAGGTATACCGGTAGTGGAATTTGCACAGACTGAGCCTAACCTCACAGCAGCATCACAACAGCTATATGAGCTCCTAGAGTACAAAAACCTGGTTATGTACCCCAGTAATGAGCTCAGGAGACAGGCGATGAGTGCAGTAGCTTTAGAGAAAAAGAGGGGCTGGAGGATAGCAAAGGAGAAAACTAGCTCCAAGATAGACTCTGTGGTATCGTTAGCGGCCTCAGCTTACCACACTGTTACTCATGGGGCCTATCAAATTGATAAGCCTTTGACTCTAACATCCAATTTCTCGGATGATGGCGCAGTACCTGTGGCATGGAACGAAGAGGCTTTACCAGCAATGTTTAGGAATTAATCATGGCTCCAATATTTCCCCCAACTATTAGTGAATTTCCCGAGTATAACCCTTTAGAGACAAAATATGTTGAAGGTTTAGAGGCGATTACCCCGAGTGGTTTAGTACCTATTGGTGATGCTATAGACCAAAGAGCGCAGGAATATAATATTAGTGCGCTTGTTTTGGCAGGGCTACTACAGCAAGAAAGTGGTTTCCAGACGCACGATCAAGAAACCGGTGAAATATTAGGTAGTCCGGCAGGGGCTCGCGGCATAGCACAATTCATGCCTGGAACTCAGAGCGATGTTGAAGGTAGATTAGGTAAAAAACTTGATATGGGAAATGCTTTTGATGGTATTGAGGCAGCCGCCAACGAACTGGCACATTTGAGAGATAGAATTAATGAATATAGTGGCGGATACGCTTCACGCAACAATGTATTGGCGGGGTATAACGCAGGACAAGGATACGTGAGAGATTCTATAGACTGGGGCAATTGGCACGGTCAAGACAAGTCAGACCCTGATTATGGTGTTCCTAATATTGCCGAAACACGGAGATATGTATCAGTAATACCTATACATATGAAGAATATGCAAGGCAACTGGGATTGGCCTGAAGCCGGAACAGCACCAGTAGGTCAAGGGAAATCGCAGGGAGGCGAATATCAATTTGAGCCAGGGGAAGATATAGATGAATATGCAAGGCGTAGGGATGCTACTTCTTCATCACCACCCGATTATAAAAAAATGTTTACGGGAGACCAAGACAAATCGGATATTTGGCTCCCACCTTCTTCTGTGGATCCACGGCGCGAGAAGTATCAACGAGATGTTAGTAGCGGCTTAATGCCATCAGGCTTAGTAAAACCAACAGGTAAGTGGGCAATATGAATGTAGTAGGCCTTGAAGAAGAAGGGTATCACCTAGATCAGTTTAAAACTGCTGGCGGAGGAGTGATAATGCCAGTGGAAGAGTCTAGTCGTGAGGAAACCCCTATATATGTGCAAGGCGGGGCTATTTATGCGGATAATGACTTATTGCAAGTAGCGAATGAAATCGTGTCAGCCAGTGGCAATAGGAGTGTAAAAGAAGATTATGTAGGTTTTGCGGCTATGCGGTCTGAAGCAGATGTGGGGAAACAGTTGTGGGTACGTAGAGTAAATCCGGGAGAATGGATAGGCCCTATTACTGTGATTGCAGCTATTCCTAATGAAGAGTATGCGCAATGGACTGACCAGAAAATAGCTGTAGCGGTGGATAAGAATTTATCTCAACGGCTTGGTATTTTTAAGAAGGGAGGGGCTGAAGATAAAGAAAAGTCGGCCCGAGTTGATGTAGAAGTATTTAATGGCAATAAACCTATTGACAATATGGAAGCGGCTCAGGTAATCAATAGCCCGGAAATAATATCAGCACCACAAGGCTCGTTTTCATCACGACAAGGGTATGATTGGAATACTAATAGCAATAGACTTCCATCACACGCGAAGGCATATTCACAACTAGGAAACAGAGCTTTAGCTTCAGCATCTTCTGGAGTAAGTGAGGAAGAAGCTAATATGCAAGGCGGACGAATTTCACCGCAGTCAGGGGGTGGAATGTATGAGCGGCAACAAGAACGTCTTGCTTGGCTAACAGCACAAAGACAAGCTCAGGAACGACAACAGTTTGGAGAATATACAGATAGGTCTACTTTTGATTGGCCTTTGGGTGGTGGTGTACCGCCGGGTGGTGGTGATGGGGGCGGAGAAGGCGGAGGAGAGGGTGGTCCTGAGATTCCACGTCCACCACATGTAGAGACTACTGGTCAAAACACGAAAATATATGAAATTATGATGACCTCCGGCATGGACCAGGCGGGCATTCAGGCATGGGCAGACGCAAATGGATATAGCTTTGAAGAAGCAATTGATATACTATTTGCACAATTTGTACCTACGGAGTGGAAATCACCGTGGGAACAGCATATGGAAGCATCGGGGTTGCCGGCTGGAACTAGCTTAGAAGAAGCATGGGCTCAGATTGGTGCCGGTGGCGAAGATGGAGTGGTTCAACTATATCAAGGAGAAGAGGGAACACGCGCTCATTATGAGCACGATTTTGCGGAAGGATTAACCCAGCTTTCATTTGCAGAGTGGGCAGCGCAAAGATATGCTTTAGGGGACTTTGAAGATGGTGGAGCAAAAGCTCCGATAGATCAAGAAGCGGCTAATGCGGCTAATGTGCTATTACAAGAATTGCAGGGAGATGAGACGATAGGTACGGATACGGCATCCGACCATGACGATTCATGGGGTGATGACGAGGAATATACAGAAGTAGATCCTAGGACAGGGCCGACAGGCCAAACACAGCAAGGCCCTTCAGAGGCAGATTTATGGGCTCAGACGCAAGGATTTGAGAATATGGAAGCTTTCTATGCCTGGGAAGATCCTGAATCTGATACGGTCGCAGTTGCACACGACCCATACGTAGAGGAGCCATTAGCAGAAGTGTTTGAGCAACATATGGCTTTAGATCCTGGTGCTCCAGAAGATACTTTGAGGGAAGAAGAAGAGCGCAGAGCAGAAGAAGCACGATGGGAAGAACAGAAAAAGAAGCTTGCGGAACGTGCTCAAGCTTGGGCAGACATGGAGGGAGCATTATGGTAGCAATAGGGAATTGTGTAGTACAATAGGAGTATAATATGGCAGACGACCAAATGAGCAGGGAAGCCGATTTATTAGAGAAGTTTTATCGTGCTAAAGCGAAGTGCAATAAGTGGCACGGACGCATCAAAGAACACGAACAGTTTTATGATTTAGAGCACTATTCTGATTCGTCTTTACCTGGAGAAAAGCGCATTACCCTCACTAAGGCTACTAATGTTGTAGACCTTGCTGTAGGTATATTAACGGCTAATGAACTGACTATTCAGGCTGTTTCGCCCGAAGAAAGCGAAAGTGTTAAAAAGCAGGCCAGTTTAGTGGAGCAGTTCTTAGATGGTGTTATCTATATAAACTCCGAAAGACAGGAGACTGACCTGCGATACGACTGGACATTCTATCAAGTACGAGATGGGGCAGTCGGTCTAAAGACCGTATGGGACAACAGCTTTGATGGAACCTTACGGGTAGAGGCCGATGAAGAAGGCAACCAGCGTGCTATTTATGACCAGCTTCCTTTATGTATCAATGTTCTTCCTGCAAGGTATTTATTCCCTGAGCCAGGTGGAAAACTGGGTAGATGGAAGTATGTATTTTATGCTATAGAGCGTAGTATTGATGATATGGAGCGAGAGTATGGTCCTATGGACAAATATAACTCGCTTACTGATAAACAGAAAGAATCCAAGAAAGGCGATTTTATTGACTATTGGGGCGAAGTTCAGTTGCCAGATGGTAGTTGGGCGATTGAGAATGCAACCTTATTTGATGGTCGTCTATTAGATGGCCCTCGCATTATGGAAGGATATACTGAGATACCCATCACTATGATGTTCTATAAACCAGTAGGGCATGTAAATCCAGAAGATTGGGGTCATTCTATTCTCAGACCGGTAATGGGAATGGTAAAAGAACTGGAGTGGCGTATCAATCGCCAGACCCGTTTATTGAATGTATTTGCTAATATGCCGTTGATAGCTAGAACGCGCGATGGGCGGCCCATCAAGGTGGACTCAGCTTTTGGTGATGTAGTTACCTTGAATGAAGGTGAAGATATTGCTTTCCCGGTATGGCCCGGAACAGCCCCTGATTTCAAAGATCAGATGGCGATGGTGGCTACTGAGATAGCAGACGCATCTTTCCCGGCTGTGATGTATGGCGAGGGGCCAAGTGCGGCTTCAGGTTATGCATTATCACAACAGGGAGATGCTGGACGAATACGATTGACACAACCGCAGAAACAACAAGAACGGTCACTAGCAGTATGGGCACGCAAGACACTTACATTGCTTCGTAACTTTGCACCCGAATTTACCGTTGAAGTATATGGCGATAAAGCTGGTGCACCATATAGCCAGGAGCTTACCGGACAAGACACAATGGGCTTTAGGGTCAACTTCCAGTTGAAACCCCAATTCCCCAATGATGAGACGCGAAAGGTTGCTATGGCTACCCAAACGAAAGACACCTTGTCGGCTGAGACTCGAATGGAGAAATACCTCGGGATACAGCAGCCGGACCAGGAGACTACGCGTATATTACGTGATATGGCAAGAAAGCACCCCATGATGGTGGAATACCAGATGATGTCCTTATTTAGGGAGTTAGCTGGAGAGGGTGACGAAGCGGCACGTATGGTGCTAGAAAGATTAGAACAGGGTGGCGGAGGTCAGGGAGGCCCAAGAGGCCCAGCACCGGGAGGTCCTAAACCCGAGCAATCACCGGGCTTACCCTCTGCTGTTAGAGGAGCAGTAACTCAACAAGAGCAGGGCTTTGCACCAGCCGGACAAGAGCCCTCTGAAGATGTATATAAAGTAACTAACGCAATGCAAGGCGTGCCAATGGGAGGCGCATAATGCCACGAGCCGATAGACAGTATAAAGCACCATTAGATACTAGCCAATTCAAAGTTATGAAGCTATGGCATGGATTGGGCGGAGATGCTGATAAGCAGTGGCGGAATGTGATGAATAGATATCCAAGGGAAAGGAACGCATTTAGTAGCTTAACTCCTGCGAAACGTGACTACCTAGACCGTACATACGGAGAATCCGAAGCAAATGAATGGTTGTCTACAATGAGCGGGACACCTAGACTAGGAGTTTAATTATGGCACACACCCCATGGCACAAAACCAGTACAACTGGTCCTGGAGCTCGGACGAAACGTGAACGAGAGTTCCAGAGTAGATTTAAAAACAGAAGAAAACCACCCACTCCCCCCCGGGGCTTTGTGGATGATGAGGTTATTCAATATCAAGACCCTCCCGTTATGCGTGGTGGTGGAGGAGATTGGGAGGATCCAGCGACAAAAGATCCAAGGACTACTGCTACTGCTACTGCTACTGCTACGCCTGATCCTCGTTCTGGTGCGAGGGATTTTGGAATTGCGGATGAACCAGGAGTGGCCGATAAAATCGCACAGTGGTGGAATGACCTTGACGACGGATACATTCCGCCCACATCTACACCTACTCCTCCGCAAGGCCAATGGACGGATGAGCAAATAGCCTTCGTTATGCAGGAGTTTGAAAAAGATAAAAATAAAGGAATGTCTTGGGATAATATCAGATCCAAAAACTATGGCGAGCAGGGCCCGGGAGGAGAACTAGTTGATGCGTTTTTACGTTGGGCTGGATCGGGAATAGCGAAAGTGTGGAACGAATGGCATAGTTTGGATAAACCTAGAAGGGTGGGGCATACCATAGTTTATCCTGGTGGTATGACAAAGGAGCAATGGGAAGATTATGAGATGGGGTTGATAGTCGAGGCAGGCGGACAAGACGTAGATCAAAAGGCCAGCTTCGATGATGCACGTTATCGCGATGTTGGCGCGGATCTACCTGGCGAAGGATATGGCGATTTGCCAGATGAGCCTGATAAATATGATGCATATGATCCTCCGGGGCGGGGCGGACAGGGTGGTGGACAAGGAGGAGACAGGCTAGATCGTGACGAGTGGTTACGTAGATTTAAGCCAGACGTATCAAGGGACGATTATTTAGAAGATGATGTGAGATTACCTGAAGATCCATTTGCTGGACTGGAAGACTATTTAGAAGGACTTGGTCAAGTAGAAGCTGAAACTTTAGATGAGGCTACAGAAGGTGTAGTAGTGCCTGAGCTTACTACTCCTTTTGCGACAGAACAACAGCCTGCTGGTGATGTAGTGGTTATTCCAGAAAGCTCTCATATAGACAATGATCCAGACAATCCGAACTCAGAGGCTAAACTAGCATTTGAATTGAGAGAAATTGCTGGAACTATGCCACTTGACGAGTTAAGAAGTTGGTTTTCAGCACTAGGTTTAGATGTATCAATTCTAGCAGGTGCTGAAGAAAGTAAAAGACTAGACCCATATGGCGACACCGGTGGTCTGACTGGAGAAGCATTTGGCACTGCGTTTGAAAGGTATGGATGGTCTGACGATGACTATACTAGCATTTTACCCGATGGTAGTTTAGGTCCTGCTAATGGTGTACCTGACATTCTTGATCATGCGATACATACATTAAGACAAGATTTTGGATATACTGACGAAGGCATTGCCGCTCAATTCAAAGCTGGGTGGGCCTGGTATAACTATTCATTAGAAGATTTGCAGGGTGCAGGGAGTATCGAAGGGCCACCTGCAGGAGGTGAAGTTACAGCACCTCCTATAGCAAACACAATGGGTAGTGAGGGTGGACACTTTAATGACGGTAGCCCATACGATAATGTAGACTCAGAGCTTTCAGGTCGGTACGCAGGCTTTGACGCAGATGCTGAACAATTATTGTATGCTGGAGGAGCACCAGCATGGTGGGTTGGTTATATACCGGAATCCCCAAATAATTATTCGGTTCATGTAGCGGTAATGAATGCTATTCTACCTTTCTTATCGAAAGATGGACAACAAAGTATGGGTGCCAGTGTTTACGCGAATCTTGGGCCTAATATGGGGTTTGATCATTATATGGCGTTACCAGACTCGCCATTGTGGTCGGAAGACTTTGATATGTTTGAAGACCCACTAAGATGGACAAACTTAATCGATACCTTGATTCAATTACAAGGTGTATTAGTTGGCAAATATGGCGGTATGGATGTTCTACCTGACGATGCACAGGCACCTATAGCAGCTTTGAACACACTGATACAGGCTTTGTGGGTAGCAGAAAGATACTGGACTGGGCCTAAAAGTAGGAGGAGAAACGAAGACTTTAAACGAGATATAGAAATGTATATAGCTTACACTAAGCCGTCCGGAGATAAAGAGAGACCCAATTTGTTAGAGGGCTATCAGGGTATATTACGACATTTGATTGAGCCTATGATTTCTTATAGAACTTCTCCTTTGCAGGGAACTAAACCTAACCAAAGATATAATGTCTAAACAATTTGAAGACTTATCTTCGCCGGGCGATGTAAAAGAGTCGGCTATACAAGCTCGCCGAGTTCGGTTACACAACTACTATAAAATACTAAACGACGTTGCTTCCGGTAAAGAGCAACCTACTCGGACATATACTGCCGGTGCTGCTTTAACTAAAATGGCTGGCAATATAAAGGAGCAGCAGGAAGATGCAGAGGTAGAGGCAACTACTCAAGTAGCTACACCTCGCCCGACAGAAATGCTTCCACCTCCGGTTGAGGAAGAACCTCCTCCGTTAGCGGACAAATCTTTATTAGATAGACCCGCAGCAGAAATACAACAGGAGTTATCAGATGTTATAGAACCTTCGGACACTGGGGGTTTTAAGTGGTACCCTGAAGCATTAGCTCTTGCGGAACAAAAGGATTTAGATCTTACTAAAGCTCCGGCTATATTAAGTTCCATTATCCAAGCTCGTTCAGGTGGCGATGAGAACTATAGGTATGGTGATGCATCGGGCTTATTTGCAATGGGCTACAATGAAAAGAAATATGTAGAACAGCAATTAAAGCAATATGGATGGTTGCCAGAAGAAATCACTTGGTCTGCCGAAGATTATGATGCCTGGAGACATGATCCAGAGTTAACTGCAGAAGGTATTACTCAAGGTGCTGAGAATCAGCTTTTATTTTACTCGCCTATTATTTATAGTTTTGTTATACGAGGTATGGAGGCCGGTTATACAGGCAGAGATTTGGCTGAATATGTTGGCCAAGAGTCTGAATTACCAGGTGCTCGCCAGATGGCAGATGGTGAGTATGCAAAAGCATATGACACAATTACTAGTATTGCTCAACAGGCAATTAATGAAGTATATCCTGATGGTGTTCCAGAATCAGTACGTGTCAAAGCAGGCATTGTATCTCCGGAAGATATTGAAAGAGCAGGTATGCGTACTGCTACTGGCGATGATTATGCTGAGTGGGAAGAAGAGTACGATGTAACCTATCGTGAAGTAACCACAACAGAAGGTAAGGCATTTGAAGCTGGTAAGCCAAAAGAATGGTATGACAAATATTTTATAGACCATATTAATAATATGTTCCTGCCTGTCAAGCAATGGGCAGGGATGATGTATCATACGTCTCCTGCTTCTCGCTCTATGTTAATAACGGGCGCAAAAACTGTGGATAGAATTGCCTCTGTGATAGGTGGTGCGGCTAGTGCTATTACGGCAACGGTTTTACCGGTTTATGCTATTGGTGCATTTCTAGGAAAAGATACATCTAGTAGTGATTCTATATGGCAGTCCCTCGGCATGAAAGCTCATGCGGCTTACGACATGACCAGAAGTCGTATACAACGTACAGGTGAGATTTTTGAACCCTCTTACCCGACTGAAGAAGCTATGTCATTATCTGACTGGTGGGATTCTATAAGACGAGAAGACTACTATGATCATGTGACTGACGATGAGTTGGCATTAACCCCTGGGGTTAAAGATACACGGTGGAAGCCACAGGGCTTTACTGACTTTAAGCGGATATTTGTTCCTGGCGCAGCGCATTTAGATGAAGAAGAATTAAGTAAAGCATGGGATGGCCCTGCACGGGATTTTTCATATACCTGGTTATATAATCCAAAAGCAGAACAGGGTTATTTGCGTGATAAAGATTATGTATTAGCTCAAATTAATAAAGCACGCGCAATGGACGGGTTGGAACCACGCGACTTACATTATCATGAGAAAGATCGCCTGAAAAAACATTGGGAAGATCCAGACACAGAAATGGTAGGTGAAATGTTTGGTGACTGGACATGGCTGTTTCCTACCTGGGCAGTAAAAGGAGTACTGCGATGGGCAACTGCCGGAAAGGTTTGGCGTGGTCTAAAAGCAGGCGTGATGGAAGTTCCATTAGCGAAGTATTTATTAACAGAAGCAGTCAAATCCCAAGCACCTAAAGTTAAAGGACGAGCTATTACTCCTTTAGAAGACATCTACTATGCGTTTCAAAAAATGTTGCAATCAGACGGTGATGATTTAGGTAAGTTTATTAAGGAACAAGCAGACGATTCAAATACAGGTGGCTTAGTAGAAGCATTACAAGTGTACTTACAGCGTGGCACTATTCAGGACCTTGATGGAAAAACAATCGATTTGGTAGAGAATACCTTTAGAAATGTAGAAGAGGCGATGGAGCAAGGGGCTCAGAGAGCAGAGATTTCTGACAGGTTGCGTGTATGGCTTGGTGTTACACCCCCAGAACTACAGGGAGAAGGTATATGGAGACGTGTTTTAAAGAAAGAAATTAGATCACCTGCTAACATTACAGATCGTAGAGGTAGTCGCCACAGAATTTTAGGAGAGTCTGTAGAGAGAAGAATAGCTGGATTATTCAAAATCTTTGAGCATAATCAAATCTGGAAACAAGCGGATGGTGGAATACAAGAGGGCTTCTTAGATGATTTACGTAGAATAGGCCAACAGTTTGCTGACGATGACGCATTCAAAGTGCTTTCGCCTGAAGAGAAAGGCCGTGCGGTACTTCAAGAGTTTCAAAAACATATTGAAATTGAATTTAATATGAAACACGGCATACCACAGAAAGGACGCATATATAGTATGGGTGATGAAGGCGAGATGGTTGTTACAGCAGCAAAAGAAATCAACCCTCTTACGATGGCTGGACCAAACTATTTGAGAAGATTATGGATTGAATCTAACTTAAGTGCACGCCCCGGATTTACTATCAGGAATGTGTTTGACTCTATGTTCAGAGCTTTAGTGGTGGGTGGACACACTATTTTTTATAAATCCTTACAGGAAATTATTGACAATATACCGATAGCACACGGGCTTGTAGAAGGATTTGCCGCAAGAGAATTGGGTGCTGGCGCATTGAGTATCATGACAAAAAAGCGGTTGCCTAAGCCGTGGAAACTGGGAGATTGGGTAGATGCTTTTCGAGATGTGACAATAGCAGCCGAGAAAGCTGGAGATAAAGGCGGCAGTGCGATGTCGCGAATGCCCTGGCCGATAGGTAGACGAGAAGAGATTCTTGGAATACCTGTTCCCTGGAAAGGCACAGTAAGAACTAAAAAGGGACCATACAACTGGAGTTTAGCCACAGCTATGGAAGTAGCACGAGACTGGAATGAAGCATTCGAGGTAATGCTACGTCTGCGATTGTACGATAAGTTCTATAATAAAAATTATAAAAATATGTTTGACTGGTACGCCAAGGAAGTAGTCAGGCGACAGAAAAACCCCACTGTAAAAGGGATAATTAAAAATTTACTCGGTCAAAATCCTAAGAGCGAAGATCAGATCTTAGATATGCTCAACCATTTTTTGGTCGAGAATAATTTACATCGAGATTTAATGGTTCCTGAAGCAGTGCATAAATTAGTAAACGCCGCTACGGAAATAAAAACTTGGGACCCACAAAAGGCGGCACGAATTATAGATGAGGTTATCAAGGATATATGGGCTGCGCATGAGGAAATATTAGCTCGCGGTGGTAGACAATTAACGCCAGATACAATAAAACAGGTGATACAAAAAAATATAAAAAAGCAGAAAGATAATCTCGAGAAAGAGATAGAGAACATAAAGAAAGGGGGTGGTGGAACTACAGGCCCACATGGGGGTACTGGCGGGGGCCACCCACGTGGAGATATTGATGGTGGCCCTAAGACGGGAGGTAACAGCCCTGAGCCAGATCTGCCTCCACGGACAGACGTTGAGGGAGATATTAGTGCAGAAGCTTCTGCGACTAAGAATACCGATCCCGTTGAAGCTCCTTATAAGGACCAAGCAGAGCACGAAAAAATTCTTAAAGGCGAGGAGTTTGTTGGAAGAGAAGATTTAGATGCTACTATTCTTTCCAATCAACACACAGCTTCAGGTCTACCTAAGCCAGTAGCAGATGCGCGGAAAGCATTCCAATCTGGCGTTGGTAGGTTTGCTGACATATCAGGAATCAAACGTATTTGGGAACATAAAACACGGAAAACAAAATTACGACAATTATTTAATAAAACCATCAACTTTACACACTGGCTAAGAACACATCCTACTGTGGACGATGCTATAGTTCGTCTAGCCAGTGAAGGAGATAAGAGCTCTCTTTTAGGTCCACAACTACGAACACCACACCCCAAAAAGAAGGGTGTATATTTGCGCGGGTCTAATAAAGCCTGGGCAAGGTATAACGCATTAGAAATAAAAATAAACAATATAGTGCGTGAAGCTATAGATGAGATGTATGATGAAGCTAAAAAGCATTTAGACGACGGTAACGGTGGAGCTTTACGTCAAGCACTCAACAAAATTGATGAGCGGTTAGATCAACTAATTGATGAGTCAGGTTTTAATCCTCATGCTTTTCTAGATTTAGTTGTAGGAAAAGGTAATTACAATGTGGTACCAGATACTCAGGTAACTCGACAGAAAAACCTTGTTGGTACCATAGATTACCTCAAAGTAGAGGTGCCGGTCCAAATTACAGATGATTTGGCGGAACAACTGAGACCAGAAACATTCTCAATGGTTTGGGGTAAGGAGGGTGGTTTATCGGGTGATGAGCTTAATGAATTCATAAAGACATATGGTAAGCAAGCAGACTTGCCTTCTTTGCTTCGTCTGACTGATGGCCATACAGGTATGAACCTTAAAGGTATTTCCCCTAATCGTAAAACGGGAGAAGTAGGCAAGCCCTTGACATCGAAAGCTACCAGCCGAACAGACATACGTTCAGAGGCAATAAATAAAGCAGAGAACACTGCTAAGGGCCAGCCTGTCGGAGACGTATCCGTAGAAGATGCGCGAGCAACAGCGAATAATCAACCTCCAGTGAAGGTTAAGGAAGTTAACCTGGAAGACTTGGATGACTCTCTTTTGCAGGAGCGGATAGATGACCTTGTAAAATTTCAAAAGCATTTTGGGAAATTGGATAGCCAAGATCAACAATGGCTTGGTGAGGCTTTATATGAGAAGGGCAAACGAAAGGCAATAGAAGCGGAAACATTTAAAATACAATTAAGATCAGACCAGTTAGGTAGGTTACAGAAACTACACGAATCAATTAGCGCATTTGAAAATGTAGCTAGAGAAATATCTGTCTTAGAAGCAGACCAGGCATTAAGATTCGCTAAAAATCCTGCGGAGGCATTCAAGTCAGACGTTGCTTGGAAAATAGATTTTGAACAATTCAATGCTAATCCTTATAGTAATCAATTGTCTTTGGCTAATACACAATTAACAGCAACTCCTGAAGTAAAAAGCCGGTATCTAAAGCTTTTAGATGACATTGTAAAGCCAATACAAGATCGTGAATACTTAACTACAGATGCTGTCGATAAGTTGAAGTTAACAAGGCCGGTTTTGGATGAAGTACAGCGTATTCTTGGCATAGCAGATGCTGGCAGTAAATTTGTGTACAAAGAAAATAAAGATGTAGTAAAAAGTATTGGGCAACAATTAGAGTTAGAAGCAATTATAAGTGATGCAAATAATACGTATGGCGCAAACGTAGTAAGTAGATGGGGTAAAGACGAAAAATGGCCTGCAGAAGCTGAAGAAATTATTGAAAAAATTGTAGAAATTTTCGATAACCAATTTGGCAAAGGTATGGAGAAAGAAAGGAAAGTCTCGACTATACTTGATAATTTTCAAGATACACGAAATAAGATGTTGATGTATAGAAAGTTTAAGCTTTACACTGATGGTATTGCTGAAGCTTTAGTAATGAAAAAGCCAGTGCCTGAAGATGTATTATTGAATGCGCTTGAGATAGAAGAACAACTGCACCGGCAATTCAAAGTGAATTCGGGATTGAGTTGGCAATATACATCAAAAAATAAACAACATGTAGTTGTGCGAGAGGCACTTGAGGATCTGAATCTTGATCCTCAAGACTATGTGAGTCTGCAGAAACAAATACTTGAGGGTTGGGAAGTACATAAAACAGATGATGTTGTAGAGGTGTTCTTAAGTCCTAAATCTGTCAAAGCACGTATTAGCGAACTGATGGTGGATCCAGATCAGCCACTCATGTTATACGGTTATAGCCGTTTAGTTGGTTACGATAAAAAAGCTTTTCAGATTGTGAAAAGAAACGTATCAGATTTACAGCCCTATGAAATGCCTGAACCAGAATTTTTCTTTTGGTATCAAACAAATCAACATGATGCTGAAAAGTTAGTTAGTTATGGTGCTGATGTGTTGTCTCAAACTAGGTTTGGCAATGCTGGTAAAGATTTTTCATATATTGTTTCGAGGCCAGAATCTATGAAGAGTATGGAATTCTTGCAAAACGAAAGTGTTGATATGCAAAATCTTTGGACAACAATCAGGAATGAGCGTAAAAAAGTATTACTAAAAGCAATTGATGATAACAATCATGTTCCATTTGGAAATCTCCAGGATTTTGGAGAGGAACTATTCAACTATAAAGCAGAGAAATTACATAGGGGTAAATTTGCGTTAGAGGAAGTGTATGTCAAATCTCCACAAGGCGGAAGAATGTCGTACAAAGCTCCTGGGGATACCCAACGTACACGGATCAAGATACGGACAGCAGAAGATATCAAAAGACATTTAGAGTTTGCGCTTGGTGTAGAGCCGGGTTTAGGCCCTAAGAAATATAAAGACATTCCTGATGGATGGGATATAAGTGAAATTCCTGTACGGACAATTGTAACAGGCAAAAAAACAAAAACAAAAGCTAAAATACCTGTAATAGAGGCAGAAATAGCGAAAAGAACACGGGCTATTGTAGAAGGGCGTATGGAGGTGGTTGTTGGTGACGTACCTAAGCCACTTATGATCTTAAATCAAATACCTATAGACGCAATTAATTTTGAAACTAATGTAGAAGTATTGAAAGAGATACGAACGTATATAACACATATACGAGGTAGAAATGTAGGGTATGCCAGTAAGCTTATGAGGTATGCTGACGAAGCTAATACGACTGCTTTGAGGTACACGGGTGACATTAAAAAAGCATATCATGAAGTAGCAACAATGTGGCAGAATGAAGAACGCAATGCTCGTTGGTTACAGTCTATACTAGATGATAGGATTGCTGGAATGCAACCTGGTTGGAGGGGAAGGTTTACTGAGGAACAGTGGAAGCAAAACATTGCCCGCGAGAAATTACAATCTAAATCTTTACTCGTCCCTGACGAAAAAGATTCAACAATTAAACACAATCTTGATGAATACGAACCCAAACTTACAAAGAATGATTTAGATGGGAAATTAACGACAGACACAAGAGAAATAATACCTGCTTACGCACAGGTTGAACAGATACTTCTACACTTAAAAGACAAAGCACTCGCTGCGGGTGCTTCATATGAAGACAAGTACACATACGCAGCGGCTGAATTTCTAGCAGGCTCAAGATTTAGAGTAGGTGAAGCTGCCAATTTGCAGTGGAACCATTTATTGAATGCGGGTGAGGAAGGTGACTTTAGAAGGTTCAATAGTGTTTATATGAAAACCTCCAAAGGCAAAGCTTCACCTATATCCAAAATGACGGAGGAAGCAAAACAAGCTCTAGACCTTTTATTAAAGCATATTCAAACTGACAGTAAAAATAAATACTATCTAAGTGCTACTACAGATCTTGACGAGTTTGGCAAGAAATATGTATTTCACAAACCCGATTTCAGTCAGGGTAAACCTGGAGAGCGCATAAAGAATTTGAGAAAAGTAATTTCTGATTCAGGCAAGGAAGATACCTGGGGTTTAACAAGAGAGTTACTAGAGGAAAACGAGTTTATAATAAACTCTAGGATACCAGATCTGTTATGGCAGGAAGGCCAGACGTTAGTTCCTCATGATTTACGTAAACATGTAGCAGTCAAAATATATGATTTGACTTCAGGAAGTATTGAGGATGTACGAACATTTTTGGGGCATGAAAATAAACATGTAACTATCTTGAACTATCTACAGAAAGGAGGTGTTACAGACGATAAATTATCTATAGGAATTGCCAGTAGTGAGTATATGGCACCTTCTTTAGGTGATGACCTAGATGTAATTCGTGCAGTGTCTAAAACTAATGATTATACACAAAAGGTTGTTAATAGGATACTCAGCCTTAAGCCAATTAGAAATATAATAGATGCTACTGGCGAGGTTAATAAGGTTTATCAAGAGCGGTACGATAGCATAATATCTGAATTGGTAAAAGCGCGGAAGAAAAAAGCAACAGCAGACTGGTACGAGAAGGATGGTGTGCGCACACAAGTAGGGGAGTTTTTAAAGCCAATAGAGGCGGACCAAACGCAGCATGGTAAACTGTTAGCGCAAACGGCTCGGCGATCAAAAGGCGGAAGCGAAGATGTTGCTGTATATAAAAAGATTGTCAACATCATGGTGGATAGACTAGCTGCTGAACAAGCTATTGATAGAAATATAACAGCACAAAGAGTGTTTGACACTGTAATAACCGAATTAGCAGATGATGTTCCACGCACAAAACCTAATTATACAGAGTTGACCAAAACATTGC